ATGATAGATAACCTTGAGCTGCAAAAAATGATTATACAACAACGGCTTTTGTTAGTTAAAGAGGGCTCTATTGAAGAATACAAGCTTAGAGAAGAGTTGCTAAGGAAAAATCAGGCGATAGAAATACTAAAAGCAAAAGAGAACTCGGAATTAGTTAAGAAGATAACTGCCGATACTAATGCTGAAATCAAAAAGATGTATCAGGGCTTAGCTAATGAGGTGAAAGATTTTATGGCTGAAGTAAGGCAGTTGCAGGAAGAGCCATTTATGGATGAGGTCAGCAAACAAGCCGATGAGATTATTAAAAAATATGATAAGGCAATACAAGAGTTAAGGGATAAATTTCAGAAAAACGTACTTAGCTCAGGCGGGTTTACTCAGTTTGATATAACCCAAACTGCAACTACTACGAGCCCTATGCTTGCAGAGCCGAACATATTAGCAGGTATAGCCGACCAAGCACAAGTAGAGAAGGTTAAAAAGGCAACGGAAGAGCTTGAAAAAGAAATTTCTCAGTTGATAATAGCCAGAGATAAAGCACTGCAAAAATTGAGGGAAGGCGATAAAGAAAGCGACTTTTTAGGTTTGAGTTCAGACGAACTCGAAAAGCTGAAAAAGGCACTCAACGTAGCTATCGACCTATTTCAAGACTACTATGATGCCCGCACCGAGATAGCCAAGAACGCCATCGAAAAAGAGCAGGCACTATTAGACAAAAAGCTCGAGGCAGGTCTTATCCGCGAGAATGAGTACAACGAGGAAACGAAAAAGAATAAAGAGGAGATGGCTAAGCTTGACAGGGATGCCGCAAGGTTCGGTGTTCTAATCAACACTGCCCAAGCTATCGTGAAGCTATACACCGACTTCGATGCTATTACTGCAACGATATTAGCCGCAGGTGTCGTTGCCGTTGGTGCAACTCAGCTTTCGGCTATTAACTCTGCCCCACTTCCTGAGTTCCACGAGGGCGGTTTAGACATTAAGAAGAACGACAACAAAAAGGCTAATAGGGGGCTGAAAAGTGGGGAGTTCTATGCCAAGCTTTTAGAGGGTGAATCGGTGATGACTCGTGAGGAAACGGCCAAGTACAAGGATGTGTTGAAGGCTATTCGTGAGGACTCTCTGCCCTCGCATATTATGAAGGGATATACTGCTCCTGCCTACCATCGTTCTATGGATGAGCCGTACCGAATGGCTAAGGAGCAGACTTCACTTGAACTGGCTTTTCAGAACGCTGAATTGGTTGATGCCATACGCAGGAATGGGGCTGTTGCTATTAAGAACCCCGATGAGATTGCCGATGCCATTGTTTCAAAGAGTTCCTACACCAAAATAACTAACAGGAGGAGAATAAGATGAGCTTTCAGGTCTATGTGAACAATATTGCCATAAACGATGAGCCTATGGGCTTAACGGATGCTACCGTTAAGATTATGCGTGATGAGCAGTTCTCTGGCATAGTTAGCAACATTGTTAGCGACCTTTCCTTTTGGGGCGATGGCTATGACATCATTTATAGCCTTTTTCAAGGCACTACGGGATGTTTGGATATTCCGATAAGGATTGAGCAAACGGATTGCTTAGGATTCATCTTTGAGGGCATAATCTTTCTTGCCGACATAGAGTTGGATATAAGCAGGTGCATAGCGAAGTGTACGTTATCCGACAACTCTCTTTCTTCGCTGATAGGCAGGAATTATGATGTTCAAGTTCCTGTTCACTCAAACGTTAGCTTAAACGGGACTCCGCTAACTGGTATTGGAGAGTTGTTGTTCAACCCAAACTATGCGGCAGGTGGAACGGGATGGCCGTGGCCTCCTAATGAAAACCCGTTAAATCCCGAGGGTGTTGATGGGGCGTTTAAGTGGTTTGGCATTTTGGAGCTTTATGAGTATATCTCTAAATACTTTCTAAATGATGACAGTTTTACGGTCTCGGACTTAAATGGATACCTAACTAATTCAGCAACATATTTTGAGCCCGACCATTGGACAATACAAATAGACCCAACGGTTACTTATTCGGGTATAGGAACGCCAACTTGCGATGTTAGTTATAACGATGCCTTTGGCAATCAAATAACCAGAACCATAAATCTATTTCCGTGCGACCCTTCATTTGGATATAGTCCACTTAGGACTTTAACCAACATAAGAGAGGGTATTCAAGAATATTTTTTGATAACGAGCCTAAATCCTTTTGACGGTGAGTGGCAGGATAACTATTGCAATAGGGCTATGGCTGTTGGGGATATATATTATCCTGGAAGCGGTCCTGCTGGTACAAGAATTATGGATGTTTACTTCCCTTGGGATGCAGGCAATTTAACTGTTGGTAACTTTCAGAATATAACTACGGGGGCGATTACGATAACAAAAGTGAACGCTTACAACTACGGCCCGTATTATGCGAGGGTAACTTCGGGCAAAATATTGAAGAATTGGGCTAATCCCGCATCATCGGTAATGAACGGCTCTTTTGCTCGTGGCGCACAAATTAACGTTTCGTTTGCCGACCTTATGTCTGGATTCGGTAAGTTGTTCAACTTAGGCATAAAGTTTGGGATTACGGGAACGGGCAACTACACGATGACTATCGGCAAGGAGAGCGACTTGTATGAAACGACAGAGGCTTTCGCCATTGATATGCCATACGAGGTTATGCTCGTAAAAGATAATAAGTTTGGCATCTCTTCATTGAAAATAGGGAGAACCAATACTAATCCATCATTTAATTCGGGTATTCAAGAGGAGGCGAGCTATGTGAGTAACGTATGTAGTGAGCAGGATTTCGATGCATCGGTAGGATTTCAGATACCAACGGTTGAAAACCTTGTAACCTTAGATGGGATTATAAGCCTAAGCGATGACCAGCTTTATGTGGCCGAGAAAGACCCCGTTCAATATAATAATGCGATTGTAGGCAACTATTATAAGATAGCCTCCCATTTAGCAACTTATGTACGGAGAGACCCAGGGGCATCATATTGCCCTGCATTATTCCGTGGTGATATGGTCGCGGGCATTGTGAACCACCCCGAAATAGCGAGGGCATACGCTCATAGGTCAGGTGATGGCTTTTCTTGGAACGGCAACTTCATCCCAAACAATAGTGGTCCGAAGATTAGGAATAGGGTTACATTTGAAGCCCCTATAACAGTTGAGCAGTTTAACCTCATTCAAGCCAACCCATATCAGAAGATACGTTTTGGCACGGGTCTTTACGAAACGGGATGGGTAATGAGCCTTGAATACAACATTACTTCGGGAATGACTAAATTTGAACTTTTAACAGAATGAGCATACAAGCCGTACCTAATCAGCCCTTAGACTGGCAGTTACTACCTCTGCCTGAATCAGACTGCCCTGACTGCCCACCTGCCGACTATTGCAGCCCGATGTTATTCGAGCGATACGAAAGTGGGGGGTTATACTACTATCGTTCTGTTGATTATTTTAGTTATCAAATATTAGGAAGTTTAGCTAATGAGGACATTTGTTTTTATCCATCTCAATTTGAGATAGATAGAGAGGATAACTCAAAAACAACTCTAAATGACGATGGTTCAATAACAATAACTTTTGGTGGCAGACCGTGCGATGAGCAGTCCAGTGTGCTATATCAAAGCTTTAAAACGTTTGAAAATTGTCCTTTAATTATAAAATATTGTTTAGAGTGGGACAGGGGTTCTGTGTGTGAGGGCGAAAGGGAATATCCCATAGTTATAACCATTTCTATTTTCGGGAACAACACTGATGCCCATGACTATCAAATTGTCGTTAATGAAAATGACACATTCCCAAAGTGCGGCACGTTCATTTTTGGGAACATTAAGGACAATGGCGTTACTATGAGCATAAACGCAACACAAGCCGTTCCTTGTGGTAATGACTGCCCAGGAGATGACCCATTATGCGAATGTACTGCTCAACTCACCATTAGTAATTATGTTGGCTGTAACTATGAGCCAATAAACATAACTACTGCCAATGGGACTCCGAGTGAATGGGATGGCGTTTTTCAGCCTATTTATAGCAATATTTCTTATTACAATGAAACTCATTATGCCATTTCTGGTGCTTGGCAGATAACAGGGATACCAGAGGAGGCCGTAGTAGGAGCATCTGCATTTGAAACATTCGTTAAAAATTGCTTAAACATAAATCTTGGGGCTACTGACTGCTGTGAATCGTGCGAGCAAAATGTTTTTACCTCTACTTGTATTAAGCCGATAACTGACCCTTGCGGAACGGTTAAGGTTACATATTATCAGGACTCAAACATCATAGTTGATTATTACGGGGAAGAGCCAGATGTTTTAGGATTTGGATTTATATATCCAGCATATTTTATCAGTGGAAGCCCATTTAAGCAATATATGCGGTTTAAGGCCAACGTGAGGGATGCTAAGTATGATGGGGCTATGGTGTCATATCAGGATTCTTTGGGGCGCAAAAGGGTTGTTTATGCTGAGAGGAGGAAATCTCTAAGCCTGAACACCGACCTACTCCCCGAGTTTGTCCACGACGCTTTGAGCTTAGCTTGCAGGCACGACAATTTCTTCCTTGAAGATGAGTTGTTCGGAGTTAGCGACAACTTCTTCACGCGCTCTACGGACTATTCCCCTACTTATGTGCGTATGAGCAGGCTTGCGCCCGTTAAATTGGATGTTGAGGCTAAGACTCAGAACCTAAAAAAGAATATGTGCATTTAGTATATTTGCACTGTTGTCGTGATGTTGTGGCGAGGACTTGCCATATAAAAGTTCATAGACCCTTTCAATTATAAAAAAATGGCTTTTTGCTCAATAGGATGCTCCGAGCTACCCCCACACGAAATTGTGGATTGCGGAGCTTATAAACTTGGCGGTATTTCCGCTGCTGCTATCGTCTTTTGCGACGCTGAACTTCCCGCTACTGCTGCGGATTGGAGTACCGATGATTGGTACGAAGATACCGTTGCTGCCGACCAGCTATTCCGTATTGCTGGTATTAAGGGGACTGTTGCATCTCCTGCTGCCGTTGAAGTGCCCAATCCGATTGCTTGTGGCCCTGAGAACATTCTCGTAGGCTTTAACTGGACTTGTACTTGGCAGGATGCTAATGCTACGGGCTATCAATCAGTAGGTTCAGGCTCTTCTGACGGAAACACTAAGTTCTACTGCGACCTGAATACTCAGACCACTTACTTGATTCTGTACTTGTGCGGAAGCGATGAAGTGATGGTGATTACAAATCCCACGAACTACCGTGCGGCTTTGATGGTTCCAGATAATGACCGTGCGTTGCAGATGTTTGAGGTAACGGCTTCTGCCTACATCCCCGTAGGAGATTGTATTCAGAAGTACCCTGCGCCTCCAACTTTCTTCTCCACTCTTTAATCTTAGAGTTTGGTAACATTAAGAGCTGCCTTATGGCGGCTCTTTTTGTTTACTTTTGTCCCTATGAGTACAGCAATCGTTCTTATGGCCTTCGGTAAGAAGGAATACTATCAGATGGCCTATAATATGGCCTTATCTATCCGAAGGTTTAACAACGACATTCCGATTCATCTCATTCACGATGATAAGTACAGCCTCCCCGATTACAAGTCTTGGGTTTTCAGTATAAGAACACCGATTGATGAAAGGGATTTATATCAAAATGGCTCGTTTAGCCCAGGAATGGCTAAGCTAAACATAGACAGGTATTTAGTACACAATGTGAACATATACCTCGATGTAGATGGGATTTGCATTAAGCCATTTGATGACATCATACTAAAAGCTCAAAATTCACCAGGGTATTTCTATGCGCTCATTTCTAACCATTGGTGGGCTACAAAAGAAACCATTTGGCATTACCACGAGATGCCTAAAAACGCAGAAATCCCAACGATAAACTCATCTTTCCTTATATTGAAGAAGGGGAAGCAGTTAAGCCATTTTTATGCTCAGGCAAGGGAAAATGCTCTGAACGGAGTCCCCCTCAATAAGCTATCTATGAAGTGGGGCAGAACATATCCCGATGAACTTGCTCTTAATGTAGCCTGCGTTCAGCTTAACGTAAATCCAGATGGAGGCTTTGACCCTGTAAAATTCTTTGGCCAACACCATAAGAATATTAGTGATATGATGAGTGAAGCGGCAGACTGCCATTTTATTTCTCTCTTTGGCGGGGCAGGGTATCTGAGTAGGTCAATATGGGAAAACTGCGACCAGCTTCTCTATGAATATCACAAGGATATGGGGCTGAACCACGAGTATAAGTGGCATAAGATACATTCCGCCAAACACGCATCTAACGCTAAGTTACAAGAGGGCAGGCCGCCAAAAAACGCTCAATGAATAAGTATGCACTAACATCTATAAGCCCTAAGCACATTATGGGACACGTTCAGCCGATGGCCACTAAGTCTTGGGCTGACGCAGGGTTTAAGGTTATATCGTTCAACTGCCCGAGTGAGATTTTAACTCTAAAAGAAGCCTTTCCTGACGTTGAATTTATTCCCTGCTATCGAACTATGGAGGGCGTATTTAAAGCTCCCTACGTTCCTATTTCTGCCTTCATAGACTATGCAAAAGAACATAGCTTAGAACAGGTCATGCTCATTAACTCGGATATAGTTCTTCGAGATGAATCCAATGATTTTGATAAATATTGGGATTGGGCTGTTAATGGTCTTGTAATTTCAAATAGAGAGGAACACGATGGAACGTTCACTAATTGGAATAGATATTTACTGGGGTTTGATGTGTTCATTATAAACTCCATGAATTACCATTTGATTCCGCAGTCTATGTTTTGTATGGGGCAGACTTGGTGGGATTATTGGATTCCGTATAGATTTATAAAGCATCAGGTTTCTGTAATAGAGGTTCGTGAGCCGTTGTTTTTCCACCAAGTACACGACACTCAATATGACAACTATGATTGGGTAAGAATGACTGAATATTTTAGATGGATGGAGCAATTTAACAGCAGCATATCTACTTCAAGGCATTATAGACCGACAGCTCCTCAGCAATTAACAAGACAAGTTTATAACACAATAAGACAAAATCTAAAATGAACGTAGATATTTTCATAAGAACTTATGAAAAAGATTTAGAATGGCTGAAATATGCCTTAAAATCAATTCATCTTCATGTAACTGGGTACAGAAACATAGTTATAACAATCCCAAATGCGAGTCTTTTATCTGGGTGTTCTGTTGAAAAAGTGATTCAGGTTAAGGATTTGAAAGATGGGTATTTAGGGCAGCAGCTCACCAAAATGACTGCCAACCTATACACCGATGCTGATGCTATTGTTTTTTGGGATAGCGATGTTATTGCTTGTGAGCCTGTCGATGTATCCGAGTGGTTTTTCAATGGGAGGCCGATAGTCTATAAAACATCATACAATTCTATTGAAACTCCGTGGAAGCCAATTACAGAAAAGGCCGTTGGATTTAGCGTTGAGTGGGAGTATATGAGAAGGATGCCTCTCGTTTATTTTACCGATACTATTGCGGCCTCATCTAAATGGATTGAGGATAAGCACGGCATCACACTTAAACGATACTTAAACTCACAGCCATATAGGTCTTTTAGCGAATTTAATGCAATAGGTGCTTACGCTGAGAAATTTGAGTGCGATAGATATAAGTTTATCGATACGGACACTGTTGAGTTGCCTAAAAATAAGGTTCATCAATTTTGGAGTTGGTCTGGCCTTGACTCAAAGGACTTAGAGCAAATAAAACAATACATAGGATGAAAATATTAAGACTAAAAATGGGCTCTGTTGCTGTCATTGAAAATGACACCCACATAAGCAAATGGGTGAAGCAGTCGGGCAGGTTAGACCACGACCAAAATATGCTCCCGTTATTAAATGGGCATATTCAAAGTGGGTTTACCGTTGTTGATATTGGGGCTTACATTGGCGACCACACGGAATATTATGCTAACCGTGTGGGTAGCTCAGGTAAAGTTTATGCATTTGAGCCAAACCCACCTGCATTTGAGTGTTTAAAATACAATATGACTAAGCACGCTCAGGTTTTTTGCCTAAACTACGGGGCAAGTGATAGCAGCCATACAATAGGCATTGCTTTAGACCCTAACGTAGGCGCAAGTCATGCTATTGAGGGTGATGAGATTAAGTGCATAGACTTGGACTCATTAAAACTTAATGAGTGCCATTTTATTAAAATGGATTGCGAGGGGATGGAGTTAAGGGCATTGATTGGCGCGCAAAAAACAATTTCAATGTTCAGGCCAACTATGCTTTTAGAAATTAACCGCGGGGCACTTATAAGGCAGGGGGTTACGGATGAAGATGTTTTCGGTTGGCTTAAAAACAATCAATATTATTATAGAAATGTTTACAAAGGGCAAGGTTTATCGGGCAAACAACTCGACATTCTTTGTCTGCCAAAGTAAATCCATTGACCCACTCAATAAAAATAAGGGCAGTATCCAACTATTCGGATAGTTTCTCTATCCACGACAGGATTATTGACCAATTTATGACGGCAAAACACTTCAAGGACAATGTAGAGTTCGTTGTTGACGACTCTTACGAATGGCTTGTGGTTTTTAATTCAAAGGGGGACTTCGATATTAAAGTGCCCAAAGAAAGGGTGATTGGCTTTATTCAAGAGCCTCCTGACCACAACTTCTTTGACAGGAATATCGGCTCATATTGTTCGGTTGTTTACACTTGTGCAGAGCCTTATGCATACGGCATAGAGGGCAATCTTGTGGGCTTCCCGATGGGGATGTTTTATCACCTCGAGGGGGAACTCGAGGAGTTTATGCCCGCCCCAAAAAAGACAGCACGGATAAGCATGATAACTTCCAACATATCGGGAGGCTTTTACGAATACCGCATACGCTTGGCTCGTGAGCTTGCCCAAACAGGGTGGTGTTCGGTCTATGGCAGGGGCTTAAACTTCAAGGGCGTTAAGGGGGAGTTATCCAACAAGGCTACGGGGCTTTTGCCGTTTCAATTTTCGGTGTGCATTGAGAGTGGCATTTGGGATGATTATATATCCGAGAAGGCTATTGATGCGGCCTTATGCTCTTGTATCCCCATTTATGTAGGGTCTAAAAATATTGCTAATCACATACCTTTTGCTATTCCATTAGAGAATTTCAGGAACTCTAAGTATGCCGTAAAGGAGATAGAGCATATCTTGCAGTCCACTAACTATGATGACTTTATTCAGCCGATAAAAGCTTGGAAGAAAAAATATATTACTAAGTGCAATATTTACGAGAAAATAAAACAAACCATTAAACCATAAAAACTTGAAACAGCCCATTGAGTACATTAAAGAGTGCTTAGAGTCCGTTGAGGAAAGCCTGATAATCGAAATAAACGCAAGGGATGGCTCGGTTACGAGAAAGCTTGCCGAGATACCTGGCTCAGAGGTTCATGCCTTCGAGCCGCTGGCAGAAAGCCCCATACCCAACCTGCCCACCAATGTTCAGATGAACTATTGTGCTATTACGGATAAGGATTCGAGGATGACGATGTGGAGGCCTACAAAGGGTGAGCGTTATGCCTACAACACCACGACAACTTATGAGGGCTCTATGCCTCCGAGCGTTACATACAGGCACATGGTTGAAGTGCCCACCCGAAGTCTTGATAGCTATCTCCTGCATAAGCAATTCACCTACATCGACCTATTATGGATTGACTGGTACAATGCGGAGCTGACCTTGCTCAAAAACATCCTGCCCCATACCTCTAATACGAGCTTAATCTTTGTTCGTTGGGGCAACCTGATAGATACAAATGGAAAGCCTGTTTGCAGGAGGATACTCGATTTGTTAGGCGATGATTGGAATATATTAGGATTGTGGGATGCCGACATATTGCTCTACAACTGCCGTTTTGTTACTCCAAAGGAAAGTTAAGGAAAGTATTACCTTTGTACGATAAACCTTATTACTATGTGCAAGTGTAGAGGAAGAAGAGGGGGTAGTAAATGACCCTCGAAAAGGCTACCGAGCTGTTAGCCCATATCTCGAAGGAGTATGCTATTTACGAGGTTAAGAAACGCTCGGACAAGTTCTATGTGCCTGACTTTTACCCAACATATCGGGCTTGTGTCGATATGGCTGCTCGCCTAAAGGTACATTCGGACTATGATGCCTTCCCCGAAAAGCTACTCAAAGAGAAAGCCCCTAATGAGCTTCCGCACGAGTTCAACTATCGTAAGCAGATTTATAGGCCGATTACTGTTCCGTACTTCCACAAGGCGGTAAACGTTGCTGGTAGGGTTTGGAACAGGCAGAACTATGAAATACGCTTCGGAAATATTGAGCAGGAGCGTTACTTCAATGAGGAATACCCTCGCTTTGGCAGTATTGAAACCTACTTTCAGCAGATAGTAACCTTCGTTACGCTTACCGACCCCAACGCTGTGTTGGGCATTATGCCCGTAGGCTTGGAATATTTTGAGGATGGAACGTTCAATGATACTGTTGAGGTTAAGCCAACGGCATATTGCTTCAAGAGTAAGAAGGTGTGGGGGTGGAAGGATGAGGAGTATGCTATCATCCGTGCGGAACACAGTTCAAAGGTTCACTTAGGCTCGGAGAAGAAAGAGGTTGAGGATGGCCTTGTGTTTTATATCTTCGATAAGAATGAGATTCTGATAGCCACTCAGGTAGGTAAAAAGAGCGATTACACCTTCGATATTGAGTTGTACTACCGACACAACATGGGTGTTTTGCCTTGTGTAAGACTTGGCGGCATTTCGGTTCAAGAGGATGGTGATTACTACTACCATTCGTTTTACACCCCTGCTATCCCTGCATTAGACCAGGCCGTAAATGACTTTTCGACCTTGCAGATGAGTAAGTTCTCTCATGCCTTCTTGCAGAAGTGGGAGTATGTAGATGAGTGCGACAAGTGTAATGGTTCGGGACAGGTAGAAGAGGCATTGGGCTTTGAGGATAAGGTTGCTATTGCTTGTTCAAATTGTGGAGGCACGGGCACACGCAGGATGTTTGGTCCTCTATCCGTCTATCAGGTTCAAGCACCGAATAGGTTTACTACCGAAACTGAAACCAAGATTCAGATACCGCCTGCTGGCTTCATTGACGTAAAACACGAAATCCTTGACTTCTTAAACAAACAGGTCATTACTAATATTCAGATGGCTTTCGAGCTTTTGAGCATTGACGTAATGAACAATGAGAAGATTTCGGGCAGGGAAACGGCTACGGGTAAGGCTATTGATAGGGAGGAGTTGTATAGCTTTCTGTTGAGTTTTTCGGGCGTTGTGTTCTCTGACTTTCAGTTTGCTATCAATATGATTGGCAGGATGCGTTATGGCGACTCTTGGCAACAGCCTGCTATGCGCTACCCTCAGAACTTTGAGATGAGGACTGATGCAGAGCTGACCACCGAAATCAAGAACGCACCTTCGTTTTCAAGGGCTATGTTGGCTCAGCAGTATTTGGACACTCGCTTTCCTATTGAGGAGGTTAAGAGTGCCATTATGAAGCTATCCGTTAAGGTTGACCCTTACTTCAATTTGGATGCTAAGGAGGTTATGATGCTATCTGCATCTGGCATTATTGAGAAGTGGGAGGCTATTATGCACTTTAAGGTTGAGTCTATCATCCGTGATTTAGTCTATGAGGATGAGGGGTTCTTAAACTTAGAATACTTAGAGCAAAAGAAAAAGATAGAAGATGTGGCAAAATCACTTGTACCAAAGGAAAAAGGCTTAACTTTGCCAAACTTATTCACATCTAATGGACTACGAAAGAATAATTCAAGAGCTGGACTCCCTCCCGAAGGAGATAGCGGCTCAGAATGAGCAAACAGAGAGCAATCTTTTTGAGTCGATATTAGTTCTTCTATCGACATTCTCCTATACGGATGGGGATATAGACCAATCGGAGGAGAACTTCGCTAAGTTGGCTACGCTACGCTCAAAGATAAGAGAGTTAGTAGATAGTGCTGGTCTATCTGAGTCCACAACTTTCCTTATGGAGAGGATTGAGTTTATGAAGGGGTTCATTGACAGCTCTCTGAATACCCGTTCTATATCTAAGGCCACAATAGAAGAGATAAACGATGGGCAATCTTCTATTGAAGAAACTATTTTAGAGTCTTTGGGGGATGTTTCCGTTGAAATTTCTTCAGAGATACTAAACGCCTTCGCGTTTTTATTGGTTGCGGGGGCTTCAAAAACATTGATAGAAGATTCCTTGGAAGAGCTTATAGTCGGAAATCAGTCTAAACTTGGCTTAGTATCATCTCTACTGAATACTAAGGCGGATATTATGTTTTCATCAGTAGTTCGTTCTTACGCTATGATGATATACACTGCACTTGGGTATGATAATTTTAGATACGAGGGCGGTCTTATTGCTGATTCAAGGCCGTTTTGTGTTGAGCGTAATGGGAACACTTATACCGACTATCAGATACAAGCATGGGCTGACCTTCCCGATTGGAGGGGGAGGATGCCAGGTACAAATGCTCAAACCATATTCTACTATTTAGGTGGGTATAGGTGCAGGCATTGGTTAGTCCCTGTTAAAAATGAAACCAATTAACCCCAAAAAATATGGCAAACAAAATTCGTGCGTATAGCAAGGGCAACATCATTTGGATAAGTGAGGCTATTGCTAAGAATCAGGCGTTTTTGAACAAGTACAACATCCGTGTTGACGATGAGTCTTTTAGCGGCCCTATTGTCCCCGAGCCAACGCCTGATGAGCCTCGTAGGGCTAAAATATTAACTGCATCTACGAATGACACCTCTGAACTGCCCGAAGTCCCTGAGTTAACGGAAGAGCCTGTTCAGGAAACGCAGGTTGAATCTGCTGATGAGTTGACTGAGGAGGAGAAGCCCAAAAGAACAAGAAAACCTAAAACTGAAGAATAATGGCTATTGACCACAAAGAAATGTCTAAGTGGCTCTTTGACAAAGAGCAGGAGTTTGAAAGCCTTGATGAGTTCAAGGATTTGCTATCCAAGAAGTATGTGAGCCGTGAGGTCGCTGCTGACGATGAGGATATTAAGAACAGGGTAACGGGCAAGACGCTTGGTGCTTTGGAAACTAAGTTTAAGCGTTCCTTTGGCTTATCTGAGGATGAGGTGAAGGGCAAGAAGCTATCTGAACTCTTTGAGTTAGCCGAGTCTAAGAATAAGGCAACCATTGAGCAGTTGCAGGCACAGGCTAAGAGTGCAGGTTCTACTGAAGAGCTGAATGAAATCCGTGAGCAGTTGGCGGAGGCTCGCAGAAGGGCTAAGGAGCAGGAGGAGTTGTCGAGTTCATTGACGAAGAAACTTGAAGAAACGGAGCAATCTTCATCGGCTAAGTTTCAGGAGTATGTAATATCAATGAATGTTGAAAAGGTTAAGAACTCTATCCCTTGGAGTGATACTGCCAACCAATATGCTCGTAAGGGCTTTGAAATGGATATTAAAGAAAAGTATATCTTTGCACTGTCCGATGATAAGTTGATTGTAACGGACAAGGCGGGTAATCAGATTAAGAACGATAAGGGTACTGGGTACTTAACGGCTGAGGAGCTTTATCGTTTAGAGGCTGAGAAGGCAGGGTTGGTTAAGAAAGCTGGAGAAGCTGGCTCTCAGACCAAAACGACTCAGGTGAGGATGCCTTCGCCCGACAGACCGATGAGATATGCTCATCCACGCCTTGAAGGACACCGAGAGGCGTTGAGCAAGGAATAACACGACACGCTGTGTCTGGCAGACATAAAGTGCTAAATGTGCCGAAGGGGTAGGCAGATAAAAACTTCCAAAACCTTTTTTAATCTTTAACCAAAATGTCTTACGGATATTCTTCTTTTATCTCCTGCCCCGACATACAAGGCAGGCTCGAGGATGGCTACTTTAAGGGCGACCCTCAAATGTTTCCAGGGCACATCAATACGTTGCGTGCCGTAACTTCACCAATTAACGAGCAGGGCATCCTGCAAAATCAAATCGACACTAAGAATGGCCATTATCGTGCCGTTGAGGTTGTTTATCAGCCTCGCATGACTGACACGGGGACTACTTCTTCTGCCGAACTCGATTGTGCTGCTGGCTCTGTTTATGGCGAAACCTCTCAGTTGTATAACATCGACCCTACGGTTGGTGCTTCACGCAAGTGGTCTTTCAACTTAGATGACCTTGCCCCACGTTGTGAGGGTGATGAGAACTATGTTGCCCGCCAATTAGCTATGCATATGCAGGCTATTAAGCGTTACATGAACAACGAGGCTGTTACCTTCATTGGGTCTAACTTCGGCAACTTCGCTGCAAATGCAGGTTCTACTGTAACGGGTGGCAATCTTTTGACCACTGCGACTAAGAACACTTCCACTGGCTCTGTTGTTGGAACGTACCTCGATGACTTTATGTCTGACGTAACCTACCAATATCAGTTGGCTGAGGGTTGGGACAGACCTATCATTATCGGTGGTGAGTTGGTACACAAGTACATGACTGCCCTTCGTTCAAGCTGTTGCGCTACGATTAACGTAGACCTTCAAGCTATGATGGCTTCTGATGCTCAGAGCTACTACTTCTTTGAGCCAAGAGCTGATTCTACCTTCGGTGCAACGGAGTTCGCTTTTATGGCCCCAGGTGCTGTTCAGATGATTCGTTACAACGCCTTCAAAGGTGCTAACGGCATCCGTGTAATTGACGACCAGGCTATCAAAAAGGGTACTATTGTAGACCCTGAGACTGGCTTAGAGTTCGATTACTACGCTCAACTTGACTGTAACCAATGGAAGTTCTTCCTCGGCTTATCTTACAAGTATGTAACTATGCCTACGGATATGTTCTTTAATGGTGATACCCTTGATGGTGTTAACTACATCTTCAACGGTAAGATTACAAACCCTTGATTTGTGGTGTGTGTGTGGGTAAGGGGGTGCGAAAGCATCCCCTTTTTTATTACTAACTTTGTCGTATGAGTTGCTGGAATAACGTAATCGGTGTACGGGGTTTGTGCGACCCTAACACAACACCCTCGAGTGGGTTGTATATCAACGACCTCACGGGTATATCTATGCGTGATATTGATTCGGGTGTTAATGAGGAGGATAAGACCGCCTTCACCCTTATTGAGCGCAAGATAGACCAAGCTGCCAACATGATTCAGGCGGAAAGCCTTGCCTACTTATACAATCGGTGGAACTACACTACGAGCAGTTGGGATGGGCAGGTTGGATTTTGGCCTCAGAGCTTACAGGCGTTGCCTCAGAGTGCTGTTTTTAGGGGCATAGGGGTAAGATATAGGCAGGCCGACTACATAGCCGTTACTTTGACCGCAGTAAACCTATTGGTGAACTACACGGGGATTGTTACCGTTCGTGTCTACGATATGATTACGGGTGATGTATTGCAGGCTATCCCCGTTCAGACAACCGCAGGAACTCCATCGAGGGTTGTGGTGAATAAGAAGTTCACAAGTAATGGGCAGTTGCTTAATCTCGCCTTCCTCTACAATGCCACTGCCGTTCCGTCTTACCAAACGGGTCTTTACCCTGTCTATGGCTGTGGCGGATGCTCTCGTGGTTCGAGGTGGCAGAATAATGTTTTGGAGCGCACGTTGGAGTTCCCCACTTCGGGGGCTGTTATTGAGCAGAACATATCTGGCGGCTCGTGGACTGGTGGGCTTTCTATTGAGTACCAAGTAGCGTGTTCCTTTGAGAGCCTTTTGTGCGCCCATATTGGGCAGTTGGGCTACCCACTTCTCTACAAGGCTGGTATGCTCATTATGAAGGAAATGGAGTTTTCTAAGAGGCTGAATGGCATCATATCTTACAACCGAGAGCGAAATGGGCAGTTAGTTGAATATTACCAACAGCAATATGATGCCTATATGTCAAGGTATTTTGAGCAGGCTTATATGCCCGACACGGGGTGTTTTGCTTGTAGGCAGAGGGTTAGACAGGTTAGCAGAATACCATGAGAAACATGACCTTATATGACTTTATATTAGCCCTTGAATATCAGGCGAGGGGTATTGATAAAGCTGCTGAAGTTGCCTTAGATGCCGCATCTAAGCTTACTCATTCATTTTATGTTTCAAGGATTTTTGACCACGGATTAGACAATAAATTAAATCCAATAGGCAGTTATAGCACCAAAAAGACGAATTTCTTTAGGTGGAATTTTTTGCCTAAGAATTATAGCAAATTCAAGCCTACTGGGTACTTTTCTGAAAAAGGCAGGAGAATACCCTATATGACATTGAATGGTTATAAGCAGCTTAAAGCCATACAAGGGTTGAGGAGCGACACTGTGAACCTTACTTATACGGGTGAGTTGAAGAAGAACTTCAGCAAGATTCCTCAGAAGGCAAATTCTTATAAGGGGAACAAGAGGAGGGCTGTTATCATAGATAATAGTACAATATCAAACCCAAGTTGGGACACTCCAAAAATCCCAAAAGGCAAGACCAATGCTAATAAGGTCATTAAATTGACGCAGCAGTATAGGTCTATGTTCGTAAAACATTCTTTGGATGAAAAGAATATGTTTACAGGGCACTTTAACAGACTTTTCATGCGCCTGAACTTTCGTGCTACTCAATGGCAGCTAACCTCATCGGACATATCATAGTATGATACTATCAGTAATAAACGGCATTTTAGACAGGCTTCGGGAGTTTGGCGTTGCAAGACACTATGGCTTTGCGGAACTCATCCCTGATGGCGAGTCTTTAATCCCTTCTATCTACTGCTCGAATGGCGAGTATCGGCACGTTGTCGATGGCTACGAGTGGAGTGAGGGCATAGCCTACATCCGAATGTCGGGGAAGGATTCTTCCGAGCAGATTGAAGATGATATGTTTATTGGATGCCAAGACCTCATTTCGATTACTCAGCCGCTTATGCTTGTGGTTATTGGCAAGAGAAAGGGTTATAGAAACTTCGAGATGGGTGAGCTGATTAGGGCTAAGGTCGGGGGGTTGTACCCTACTCTTGCTCAGTCGGTGGGTGCTGTTTTCATTGATGTCGATGTTCGTGGTATTGACTACGATATTTCGACTATTCTCTCCTCTGAGTTTGAGGGTGCGTCTATCTCTTGGGACACGGGGAATTACATTATAGCGGTGGATATGGATGTTGTGGTTAGGATTGATGCCAAGTGTCTGTCTAATGCCGACCCTTGCGATATTAACGCCATAGCAGTCAATGTAGATAACGATTTAGCTTCTGATAGCGATACAACCTTAACTTATTAAGATGGCACGAAAGAGAATAAAAGACTTGGATTTAGCCTCCTCGACTACGGGGGCAGAGTTTGTGGCTATTGATGCTACGGGCTATGCTGCTGCTAAGAAACTACCACTTAGCTCAATAAGCGGTGGGGGCTCGGCTACACTATACGCAGGGTGGGGCACTACCGATGAGGGCATAACGCCACCGCAGACTAACTTTCTCGCATCAAATACATACGCAAACCTGAACGTAGGCTCTTCTATTGCGGCCTCTGCCAATTCAGGCGATTTCACCGTTTCTAATGCAGGGGTTATTACTTATACGGGGGCTACGACTAAGTTATTCCACGTTACTGTAAACGCCTCGTTAGATGGGCAAAACGGTGATGAGATAAGGGTTGCTATTACCAAGAACTTAACGCCTGTTGCAGGGGCTCTTTCTGGGGATATTATGTCGAATAGTAAGGCTGTGGGGGTATTTGTTCAGTGCTTCGTTTCTCTATCTACGGGCAACACCTTAACGGTAAGGGTTAAGAACATGACTGACACGCACCATGTGAAGGCTGTGAGTGCAGGTATGTGTGTGGTATCGTTGTAGCCAAAACCGATAATTCAAATTGTAGTAACTTAGCACCATAAATTGAAATAAAATGTCAGCATTACCCGCATTAACCGCCCGCACATTTGGGGCTACTCAGCTAATATTGACTTATGCCGATGGCAGGATTTTCTATGTGAACTATAAGGACATCATCTGCAATCTCTACGACCCTACTACGGGGGAGATTACCTTGAAAATATATCAAGATGGGCAGATAACCTTAGTCATTACTGCTGCTGCTCTTACGGCCATAGGAACGAGTATTTCGGCATTTCTAACCACTTTAAGCAGTTATGTGGCGAACAGCTCTCCTGTTGCCAGCTTAGGCTCTAAGATGGAGGTTGTAACAAGTGCAGTTACGGGTAAGACGTACACGGCTTTAATGATTAACGCCTCCTGTTCGTTCAGCGTTTTGACTGATAGCGCATCCAACAACCTGCTATCTGCATCTCCTACGGGGTTAAATCTTTCGGGGATAACTTGTTACACGGGTATGATTATCCGTGCCAATGATGGCAGGACAATATCAGCCGTAACGCCTGTTAGTGGTAATGTTTTCGCTTTCTATAACTAATTATGCCCTTATTAGATGGCCCTTCATTAGGTGGTAATGCCCGCCATGTCCTTCGGCAGTATGCTGAGGAAAATGCCCTTGCTCGTGGTCGTGGTGCAAATGCTGCTGGTACAGAGGAGTTTGGCGGTGGATGCCTTCGTGGGAGGTACAACAATCTTCGGGAGGTAATTCAGAACAACCCATCTCTTGTTGTAGTCCCTTCGATTATTAACGCAGGGAGTCTTTTTGTTCAGCGGCCTATATGCCGAACTAACTATTTGCCCAACAATTCGATGGCAGGGGCGACAGGTGGTGTGCTGCCGACAAATTGGAGCATAGCATCGCTCCCTGCTGGGATAACTGTATCGTATAGCGCAAGTGGGACTGCCGTAGCTGCTGACGGCACTTCGGTCAATTACATTGATGTTACGGTGAGTGGAACGGCAGGGGCGACTGGTTTTCTGAATATCAGACCTAACCTATCTTCAAGCACTATTGCTGCCTTTGTCGGTCAATCTTGGAACACATCCGTTTACCTTCAGTTGATTAGCGGGTCTGTTGCGTCTGTTTCCCCCACATGGCAGCTTCAAGAGTTAAATTCATCACAAGGATTCCTTCAGGGGAGTAATATTACTGGATTAGGCTCTTTATCTGTTGGAGGGCCGTTTGAGAGGTACAATGTATCGAGGGTTTTTACGGACAGTGCAACGGCTTTCGTTACCTGCCGCTGGGGGCATGGCCTTACAAGCGGAACAGCGTACAACTACACCATTCGCATCGGCTCTCCGCAGTTGGAGAGATTTAGCGTACCTACGCCTATGATTGCTACCTCGACAGGAGCAGTTACTCGGCTTAATGAATCGACGAATGTAGTAGGACTTCCCCCTGACTTCACCGTGAGCCGCAATACCTCAGCGACACGCGTCAATAGTAGCGGCCTTATTGAAATAGCTAAGACTAACTTGGCGTTGCAGAGTGCTGGCTTTCAAATTTCTGGAACGTGGTCGCCAACAAACATAACGGTAACGACTGGCTCGACGACTGCTTTTACTGCTCCTGATGGCTCAACTGATGCTGATTTATTAACGTCAACCGCAAGTGGCAGCGCAAGGATTATTCAGTCTTTTTCATTTGTATCAGGCACTACTTACACATATTCAGCTTTTGCGAAAGCAGGCAGTGGTTTCTTTGGATTAACGATGGAGAACGGAGGTGTTGCGAGTGGCGTGGCAGTCATCTGGAATTTGAACACTGGCGCATTTGCGGTTAGCGGAGTCGTTGGCAGCGGATATACACTGCAATCGCAGGGCATTGAAAACTACGGAAATGGATGGTATCGTTGCAGAATGACTGTTCTTATGAGCGTTTCGGTTGCTGGGAATATCCGTGCAAACACAAGTAACGGAACGATGACAAGTGCTGTCATTCAAAGCGACAACGGAAATAGTGCATACGTTTGGGGCGCACAACTCGAAGTGGGCTCATCTGCTTCTGAATACATTCCTACGACAACGGTTGCGAGGACAAGATTCGCTGGGGTAACTGTCGATGGCACTATTGCAGCAAATATACCTCGAATTGACTGGCTGGGGCAGTCTTGCCCTGCCTTGTTGGTTGAGGCGAGTGCGAGCAACGGCATCTTGAACTCTACCGACACGACAACAAATTGGACGTGTTGGTCAGGATT